GAGGCGGACGCGGATGCTAGGTTCTTAGCTTCTTATACCGTGACTGACCAGATTATAGACGTGGATCCAAAACTGAACTATCCTCCCAAAGGTACGATCGCTTGGTTAGAGGCAATCGCCGGGGCTGAATTCGAAGAGGCCAATGCCGGGGTATTAATACCTCCCTTCAAACCGGTAGTGAGCGTGACGTCAATATATAGAAGGACTACCAGTCTAACCGAGACGGCTGTATGGGAGCTTCTAACCGAAGGTCCGGGATCAACGGCCAGCTTCATAATCATGAAGAAGCCGACTAAGACGGGGCAGTATCTGGGAGTAGCAATCTTCTTCTACCAGAATGAGCCGTACGTCGGCTTCGGTAGGTTAAAGATGACCTACGTCTACGGATGGAACCTGTCGGCCACTATAGTAGGCGAATGGTGTTCCCTTAAAGTCGCATTGAAGGTTCTTGAGGCCTTAAAGGAGGCCAACACCCCAATATCGAGTGGGGATTATAGTCTAGCAGACTTGAGGATCGGTCTGGTAGACATCGAGACGAGGGCGAAAGGAATAATCAAAAGAGTGGAGGAATTAGAAGAACACTATTTCCCTAGCAAGAAGTTAGGTTTAGCATTCTTCTAGGTTCATTGCCCGGAAGGGCATCCCAATAAAATGTTGATGTTGGTGAATGAATGGGAAAATTTCAAGACCTCTTGAGCAAGGAGGGTGAGACCGTGTCTCATTATGTTCATTCCTTCGAGACTAGTCGGAATACAACGACTAACCTCAAGGTTTCTAAGTGGGCGGCTTCTGTAAATATAAAGGCCTGTGTCAGAAGCCAATCGAAATTATCTGACCATAAGGATGCTGGTCTGCATTTTCTAGACCATATTGTTCTCCTGACTGAAACTGTTATGAACCCCTTAGACGTCGCGAAGTGGAACAGTAAATATTATGATGTTTCGCTCGTTGAAGGACAATTCTGGAAAGGAGTATTGCAATATTATAAGATTACATGCGAGGAACGTTTGGAATTTCTAGGTGCTTGATATGGTAGATATAACTGACCCCGTTCGGACCATCGTAGGTTTACTGAAGTCGTCTAGTACCGGCATTGGGACAACGGGCTATGAGATAACCAACGATGCCGAAATAGCACTAACCATATCGAACGGGGATATACTCGTCTCTTACGCTTTGAGTCGGGAAGAACTTAAGGACCTGTTCGGAGGAAGTCAGGATTATGACATCATCATTACCGTTAGGAAAGGGGAAGTTGAAGACGATTGGATAGGTCTATCAACCAAGCAGTGGAAGGTTCCGGTAATAATCGAGGTCAACATTATAGACAAGTGGTCGGGAGCAGGTACAAACCTGCAGACCATAACCGCTGCTTTAGTCCGGGAAAAGGCCGAGAATGCTATCAGGAAGTTCATCAAGAACAAGACGAATGCTCCGGGCGGTTCAGTTCATCGCTGGCTGGGCAAGACCTACAGAGACGAAGAGGACAGAAGCCTTAAACCCATCATTTTCAAGTGTACCATAACGACTGAATCATGGACTTATTATGATCCACCATTACCATCACCAATATGTATTACTCTTGCATTATCTTCTGAATTGGGTACTAACTCAACCATTGAAAATTATGGAAATATAAATATTGACGGGGAAGGAAGTGGGTGTTTGCCAGATGATGTTACTATCACCGATATTGATTCTCATACCATAGAATATATTCCAGAAGAGGGGTATCTATTCGACCATTGGGAAGTAGTTTGTGGCGATGTAACCATAATAGACACAGAAGCAAATCCTACAACTTTCACAATTAATAGTGGAGATTTAGCATGGATAAAAGCAGTCTTTATAGAAGGGGGCTGCTAGAAGAGGAATAAAAGTTGAAACACTTCCTAATGGGAACCATTTACTTTGGGGGGCACCACCAAAATATTTATATATCAGAAGTGGGTATATCTAATGAGGAGTCTTTATGACAAATTGTGAAGACCTATATTCTGCTCGAATAAGAGCGTGTTTAGAAGGCGACTATTCAAACTGGGTTGCGAAGTGGAAGCAAGCGTATGCAGAGGGTGAAAATGATTGGAATGAGCTTGTAAGAGTAGATGAAGCACTAGATAAAATATTCACTCAAAGCATCACTTATGATGAATTAACTGAAAGAATACTAGCAGACGGCTCAAGTCCAGCAGTGACCTCAATACTTAATGTTAATGCTTACGCGGGAAGTGTTCTTGGTCAGCCGTGGAGTGTTTTACGAAAATATTTTGCAGTTGTTGCTGTTGAGGCAGGCATTCCAAAGCTGAAAATTTACAAGGATGGGTCTTTAAAAAAGACAGTAGACCTTTCAGCATCTCCTATCTCTTGGACACGCACTACTGCTATTTATTACGTTAGTTTTTCTCCTAACGGCAAGTTTATCCTTGTTGACAACACCTTCGATAATGAGTATGCTTTGTTTGAAGGAAGCTAGTGGTTGTTTTGGTGTGCTAAATGAATAACCTAACAATTGTCATACCTGTCTTGGAGGATCCTAAAGTCATAAAGGATTTTATAATCGGCAATGAGAAGATCCTAACCGAGAATCGGGTCATAGTAGTCAATAGGAAAGGAGGAGAAGAGTTGAAACCTTTCTCGACCAAATGGATCTCTAGGGAGTCTACCTTTTGGGATGCCAGAAGGGAAGGTTTAGATCTAGTCGAGACGGAATATACCCTCTGTCTGGATTCGGACACTATACTCCCGGAAGGTTATATCGAGGAGGCTCTCACGATTCTTCAACTGAGAAGGTTCGTAGCGGTAGTGGCCATAGACTACGAGGACCTTCAAGGCCATTTAGCGTTCGGGACGAGCATTTGGAGGACTGTTATCCTAAAGGACCTGTATGATTGGAGTAAGAATAAGGATAATTCTCCAAAAGGATGTGAATGCGTTCATATGTGGTCCAAGGTTAGAAGGTCTAAGTTCAAAGTCGAAACCCTTAGCAATATAAGGGCTAAACACCTAAAAATTGAAGGAGGAAATAAAACATAACCGACGTGATAACTCCCCAAGATGTAAGTGTCTATTATGACACTGAGGATACATTCGGAGACGGAGGAAGTGCAGGTACGCCTGTATTCTCTTGGATAGGGATAATAGACGACGTGATGAATTCCTACGGCAACTCCATGCTTGAATGTCGGGGCATTGGAGGCATAGACGTGAACGCCTTAGCCGTCGGGATGAAGGACCCGGAAATAACCCTCAAGTGGATAGTCCAGAAGAAGAGGAGCGCGGCAACGGCCTTTGACCCGGCCACTTTCTTCGCCTATGCAAAGAGCTTTCCTACCGGATTGGCCTTAGGCTACGAGGCGACATTTGGCGCTAGTCACTTTAGTCTCTGGTACAAGGGCATGCAGATGGACTCTCTAGAGGTAGAGTTTACAGTCGACAGTTTCATAAAGGCCTCTTCTAAGTTCGTTGGCCAAGACATAGTGAGCGCTAACGCAGTGATTGGGGCGGCGAGTAGAGCATCTAACCCCCTTGACCTAGCCAACAGTTATGCTTTGCCACTGACCGGTTTCGATGCTGAAGTATTCGTTAATGCGGCGGGAGCAGGGGACAGTCCGATCGCCAATCTTAAGAGGGCGAGCTTCTACGTAAAGAACAACCTGACTAGGATCCCTGTTGTTAGGACGGACTATGCAACCCTTCTCAAGTACATCCTCAAGTCTAGGAGAGAATTGGGAGGAGAATTGACCGTCTACGTCGAGGACAAGACGCAGATAGACTACCTACTTAACGCTACGCCCTTGGACATTAGAATAGACCTTGAGAAGAGCGGCAATACACCTTACTTCGACTTTACCGGCGCCAAGATAGACATGGGCAACTTGACGACTAGACTGAACGAAATACCATGTGAGATATCCTTGCCATTCACGGCGACTGGAATCTCAGTGGGTTAGGTGGTGACATGAGAAAAGAAATAACTCTTAAGAAAGAGGATTTTGGTTCTGATTGGGAGGGCAAATACGTCTTTGAGACTATGAGCTGGGGAACAAGCAACGAGATAACGAGCGACTGTACCTCGATCAACCCGGCGACCAAGAAGAGCTCAGTAGACCTTAAGACGCTTCAGGCCAGAATGCTTGACGCGACCTTGGTGGAGAAACCTAAGGGCATAACTCTAGACGTCCTGATGCAGAAGGACGGCATACCGATGGTTCTAGGAGAATTCCTTATGTCGGTAGCAGACCACGTTAACGGCTTCGGTGAAGAGGACAGAGAAACACTAAAAAAATTAAAGCGGCGATGGGGTTTGGAGTAGGTCAGCCAGACCTAGCCCTTTATAGACTCATCAAAGGCGGGGATACAGGCCTCAATATCCGACTAGCAGACCTCTTAGACAGGGAGATGGAAGTACCTAATCTAAGGGACCTGATGAAAAGCTTCTTAACCGGTCAGAAGCTCAAGGTGAAGATTAAGGGTTTACCGGTCCCTCTAATAAAGAGGTTGGAAACGATCCAGAGAGAAATAGACGAGCAGATCCAGACCGAAATAAACAAGGCGAAGAGGAAGACAAACACATGAGTGAAGAATGCGATATAGACTTCGACCTTAGGGTAGAGAATGTTCAGGAGGTCCTAAGGATCCTAGACGGCTTTCCCGCTTATGTACACGACGAACTCTATACCTCTATGGAGAGGATAGCATCGGAGAAGGAAAGGGAATTGAAACAGATGGCTGGCTGGACGGACAGGACAGGACACTTCAGGAGAAGTCTATACGTTGCACCGACCTTCGATCCGATAGGGATAGAATTCGGTTCTTTCGCCGCCTACGGTTTTTGGGTCGCTAATCCCCACGGCACTTGGAGTCCTACATGGTGGGAGGAATGGATCGAGATCTGCGTCCGTCAGATGGAGGACAGGTTGCTAGGGGCATTGGATAAGATAATCAAGAAATTCAACACGGAGTATGGTACCTAATGGGGATGTCAGAAGGAGGCGGAGGAGGAGGAAGCGGTCCGACGCTCTGGATGGCAATTGCCGCTAGAGATAGGACAGGAGACACATTCGACAGGGTAAGCAACAAGGTCAATAAACTCCAGACTATGTCGGTCAGAGCGATGGGCAAGATTGGAAGTCTAGCCATGTCTTTCGCGACACTAGGCCGGGTGACTGGCCTTCTAAATGAAGAGCAGGCTAGGACTATAGGATTAATGGGTACGGTCATTAGGATCTTCACTACCGGTTACTACGTGGCCAAGACGATCGCAACGGCAGTCACATGGGCTCACAATGCCGCCTTAACTTGGGAAGTGTCTCTAATGACCCTCGGCATAGGAGTAGCAATTGCGGCAGCAGCGGCCATAGCGGTTCTAGCGATGCAGACTCAGAAGGCGGCAGACGCTCAAGGATCCTATAACGCCGAATTAGAGAAGGGGACTAAGATGGAACAGAGAAGAGCGGCTAATCAGAGACTAGTACGGAGAGGCGAATTTGAAGAAATTATTGACTGAGACTCAAAAATCAGAAAAACGTCTGGCGTATAAAAATAATCCGACCTATTACAGGTTAAAACAGAGAGGATATTATCATGCCCTTCGAAAGAAAATTTTGATTCTTCTAGGTGGAAAATGTGTCTGGTGCGGTTATGATAAGAATTGGAAGGCATTGACAATTGATCATGTTCGTGGCAATGGATCAGAAGAGAGAAAACTGCTAACTCATAGAAAAAGTGCTGGTGTTAAGACGTATAAATTCATCTTGAAGAGAATTCAGGAGGGTTCAAAAGACTATCAGTGCCTCTGTGCAAATTGTAACCTCATTAAGAAAATTGAACAAGATGAATGTAGGAGAAAGAAAGATTGACAGTCAAGAATTTTACTGTCAAGAAACGTCGGGGTGTCTTAGGCGCTTACGATAATGCGAGTGGACAACTTATATACGGTGGGTCCACGAACGAGGGAGGAGTAAACAGTCTAAATTGGGACGACGTAATTCAAGCGGCGATCGATCACGTTGATACTCCCGGCACCGTCACCGTTGAGGGGATAGATTTCAAATTCTCTCTGGACAATGGGGTTAACATTCCCGAAGGGGTAACGGTCTACGAGAAATTTCTTGGGAGGAAAGTGACTTATACCCAAGGCAAGGGGGAAGGTCACTATCACGTCGCCGGGGACATAAGTTCAGGCACCCTCAATCTGGATAGAATTCCTTCTCATAGTTCTGCCAAGCATACCGAATCCTATGCTCCGGTAAGTCATTATCACCCTTGTGCAGATCTGACAGACCACGGTAAGACCCTACATGATCTACTCGACATCGATGCTGGAAGCGTGGAAGGTTCAACGGTAAATCAGATTCGGGACCATGCCCCAAAATCTCACGCCAATGAAGCTCATAGTAAAACTTTCATTGAAGGTTCTGAGGTTCCAACTAATGAAACAGATCCAACTATTGATGCCACATTGAAGGGAGTAACCAAATCCCAAATTCAGGATCACAGTCCTAAGGCACATGAACATGTCGAATCTGAAATTACTGATCTAGTTCACGATGCCGTCAAGATTAAGGGGAAGGAAGTAGATGACTCTGGAATCGGGGACGGCAAGAAGCTTGGTTACAATGTCGCTTCCGGGAAGATAGAGTATCAGACTGGAGGAACGGGAGGAATGGAAGTTCATGGTAATGAGTACCATGAGCCGGACTTTCTGACGGGAGAAGTTGATCCTTCTGTCGATTCGACCCTGAAGGGTGTGACTAAGGCCCAAGTTCAGGATCATACTCCTAAGACTCATTCTCATCCAGAATCTGACGTTACCAATTTAGTTACTGATCTGGCCTCTAAAGAAACACCTTCCGGTTCACAGGCGAAAGTGGATGCCCATAAGGATCTAAGCACCGGGGTTCATGGTGTAGGAGCAGGCGTCGTTTCTAAAGTCGGGGATATAGCGGTTGATTCTAACTTATCAGTTGCTGCTCAAGACGCCATATCTAAGAAACACGCCCAAAGCCATACTCTTGCAAGCCATTCAACTAAAGCCCATAATGAACTAACGGATATTGGAGAGAATGACCACCACACCAAGTTTACTATTACAGAACATGATGTCACGGCGAGGCACACGCTTGGAACTGTAGTCCCTCACGATGCTCTCGCTTCCTTAACTGAGAAATCCCATACGAACTTGACGGATAAAGGAACGAATACTCATCCAACAATTGATACTCATTTAGCTTCTACGGCAAATCCTCACGCAACCACTAAGGCTCAGGTTGCATTAACCAATGTGACGGATGACGCTCAACTCAAGAGGGCAGACGGAGACCTTAATTCGTTCACTCTAAAGTCCACTCCAGTAGCGGCTGATATTCTCTTAATTGAAGATTCTGCCGCCGCTTTCGCTAAGAAGAAGATAACGGTTGGAAGTCTACCCTCAGGAGGAGGAAGTGAACTTGAAACCGTGGTGGTTGCTACTGCTGATACTCCTAATACCACAACCACTTTGGCGGATGCAACTGGCTTAGTCTGTGCATTGTTGGCTAATTCAACTTACATTATCGAGGGGTTCATTGTTTGGAGTGCAAGTGTGGCAACCGTTGGAATCAAGTTGAGTGCGACTGGTCCAACAAGTCCAACATTATTGGCTGGTCACTTCATAACGGATGCGACTAATGGGACACCAGATAGTTCTTCATTCAACGCTAATGATGTAACGGTAACTACTTCAGCTTCGGCATTTACGGTTGGAAACGTAGCGGCATTGCATTGTATCGTTAAGACCGGAGCTAATGCCGGCAACTTCCAGATCAGATTCGCCGCTGAAACAACAGGTACAATCACGATAAAGATAGGTTCTACTCTAAGGTGCAGGAAAGTGGCCTAATGAGTCTGACAGTCCCTACTATCTCGGTAACCGTCGGCGGAGATACAATAGCGACAGCAGAAATACTCTCCTTAACCTTGCACTTGGGTTGCACAACTGAAGTATCCTCTTTTGAAATGGTTATGGATAATGGCAATCCGGATTATAACATTGGCGACTATTACCCCGGAGGAAGCAAAGAATTCACTCTAGGCGACGCATTCGTCGTTAAACTAAAAAGGGGTTCAATCACTGGAAGTACAAACCCGCTTCTAACCGGCAATGTCGAGGTTATAGACGTTCTAGATGAAGCTGAAGAATTCAATTACCGTAACGTCGTCATACTCAGGGGAAGATGCAAAGGCCTTCAACTCTTCGCTAGAAAGTTTAATGGTGACCTGATAGACCAAGTAGGAACGGGGTATAAGGCCTTCAAGAGAACGGAGGCAGAAGCTGAAAGTCTAGTCGCCTTTCTAATCGACAACTATACCTCTCTGTCTCATACCAGAGTAAACAGCGCTATAACCGCTCAGGCCGCCTCTGCTCAGAAGGATGTCAGCGTAACGGATGGAACCAAATTCACGGCCGGCGACCTAGTCAAGATTAGAGATGGAACGACTTGGGAGTATAATAAGGTTGCAAGCATTGCGACCAACGTCTTAACCATGACCAGTAATTTAGTCAATACCTATAAAAACACTGGGTACGTGGATCTGGATCTGATTAAGGACACCAACACGAGTTATACGGAAATGCTGTTCAGCCACGAGACTATTTTTGACATTATCAAATTCATAGCGGACACTGCATCTACTTCTGGCGGAGTGATAGGTTACGATTCCAGAGTAGAGTATGACGGTTGTTTCGCTTTCGTCTCCAAGGGCAGCATAGCAGAACCCTATAACCTGACGGGAGAATGCCAGATTGAAAGGTACATGGAAAGTATCGAGGCGGTGAAGAACAAGATCACGGTCTATGGGAAGGCTGAAGCGACTAAACCTTCAATCATAGATGACTGGTGTGAGGGTCTAGAGAATGTAGTGATGACTGATGCCGTAGAAGATTCCACCTTGTCAACGGACTATGTTCTAGTCTCAACTAATACCTACTCACAGGCCGGCCGTATGCTGGGTCTCAAGCAGGTAAAGATATCTGTCATGGTTGACTTAATAACGGATGGCGGTTATTATAAGATCACTTATCAGATCGGTTCCGCCGCTCCGGTAACGATAGTCGAAGACCAAGTAATAGACTTTGATGCCTATGAAGAAAAGACCCACGATGTTTCACCTAGCGTCTGGACTGATATCGGAGAAGCCTTGACGGTTAGGTACTATATCAAAAAGATTGCTGCGACCGAGTATAAGGTCTATGGGAAAGACTATAAGGCGTACTGGGATGCTATCGAGACCGCTTTCTGGGGCTGTACCGGAACCGGCGTCAGCATGGGAGTCTCTCAGGCCACGAAATATGCCGGGGATGCCAGCATAGACCTGATTATGCCGTCGACTACCTATGGAAGCCTCTACATCAACTTCTTTGAATTCTTAGGGGAATACCTGAGTCTAAGTAAGCTTCAGAACGTCAGGTTTTTCGTCCTCATAGAAGACGTGGTCAATGTCCTTGGAACTATAAGGGTCACATTAACCGATTCGAATAATGTCGACACTTACCAAGATGTCGCCATTACTAAAGGATCATGGTCCGAAGTGAACCTAGCGACGGACTATAAAAGTAGGGGCGACTGGACTGTAGGCGCCGGTTTCAAGTGGGAGTCGATCAAGAAGACTGACGTTAAAACATCCGCATCTGCCGCTGCCTCTTGGTACATGTGCGTTGACGAGTTTCACCTAGCCTATGAGAGGTGGGGAGGAGGAACGGACAATGCAGCGGTTGACGGCTTCGCCGAGGATGTTGCAGACAGTCAAGACAAATACGGGATAAAAGAACACGTGGTCATAAACGACATGCTCCTAAGTAACGAGGAATGTGAGGCTAAAGCCCAGTCCCTTCTAGCCTTTATGAAGGATAAAAGGGTAACTTTAGAAGTCGAGACTGAAAGTCTAGACTGGGGCGACTACGCCTTCACGCCCGGAAACAAGACTACTTTAGTGACCGGGAAAATGGGTTTAAGTGATGCTTACCGAATAGACTCCATCGACGTGAGAATAGATTCTAAAGAGAATAAACCCCAATTCACCTTCATCCTAGAGAATACCCCGCTTAGGATGGCTGACTACCTCCATGGCCTTGCCAAGAAGGTTAGAGAATTAGAACGGGACTATGCAGGAATCAGGTAAGTGGTTGGCAAGGTTTAAATATTTGTTCACCTATTAAGGTATCAGGGATAAAATGGATCCAATAGCAGAAACATTGTATGCTTTCTATCAGGCCGCAATTGCAAACCCGGTCGCTCGGGGCGCTGTTTTTGGCCTGATCAGATCAGCAACTGGCTACATACAGAACAAATGGAAGGCTAAGACCGGGACCGAATTCGACCCGAAGGCATTAGGCACAACGATAGTGAAGTACGAAGTAGCAGTCAACGCCCTTTCCGCCCTGATGCCAGCCGAGTATGCCGGCCCCGTAGTTGTCATAGCAGACATCGTCTTCTCAGCAGCCAAAAAGTTGAAGAATGGGACATAGGTCACATACACCTAGACCATTCTCCCGTATTTTTGTCATACAGTTGAAAGAACAGCCTTAAATACCGGTTTAGACTCCCTGTCCTTATAGAAGAGGTGTCTCAGATGGTCAACGAGTTAAATATGGGAAGATGGTTACTCCGTAGGATCATGCTTAGACAGGGATTCACCGAGATGGAAGTAGCTGAGGTTCTAACAGAGGTGAAGGAACAATGATAACCGAAGAGGAATATACGGCCTATGAGAAGGTTCGACTGTCCGGAGTCACCAATATGTTTGATGTGAGAACTGTTGAAATCCTTTCCGGGTTGAGCCGTGAGAAGATTTTCGAGATCATGAAATCATACGAGGAATTAATGAAGAAGTACCCAGAGGTTAGGGGAAATGTGTAGGCAAACCGGTTTCAATTGGTCTTGGGTTCACCTTCCCTCCTGTGAGGATTCAGAATTGACTTGTCCACAATGCGGGGAACAATTAAAGAAGGACCCGGTTGGAGGACATTACTTGAAATGCCCAAGGTGCGGTTTGGAGACGAGTTAGATGAGTAGTAGAAGAGAGGGGACGCCGCCTAATCAATCCCTCCTTTCTCCCCTTCTCAAGCACCTCTTTGTCGGCGACGTTCCCCTTCTATACCCAATGAAGAATGTGGGTAGACAGATGGAAGTTGAACTGTGGTTGGGAACAATCACTTTAGAAACTAAGGATCTCAATCTCACCCCGATCATGAAAAATGTCATATTGAGATTACCGGATCAAGCACAGGAGTATGTGGTCTGATGCCCTGTCCAAAATGTGGAAGCGAGGATCGTTATCAGGAAATTGATGATCCATGCAACGTCTGTAAGAAACAGACTGGACCTAAGGACGAATTTGGGATATGCGATGGTTGCAGTCACAGGTTTAAAGCCGTTTCATTTCTTGTCTGTCGAAAATGTGGGTTCAAGGAGTATGACGATTAATGGGAAGGTTGTATAGAAAAAGAATTGAAATTGAATTAACTGATTTTCCACGACTTCAAAAAGGAAGATCTGGGAAATTAAGAAGTTATAACATAGCCTCGGTTTTCGGTTCCTTTCCAATCATAGTATTAGAGAAAATTCCAAAATCAGAATATTCCAAAGTTGAAGAGGGAATTGAAGAAGTTGTCATTCACGAAGTCCTTCATATTGTAATTGCCAAAATAGAAAATTATATGGTTTCCAATTCTCTAGATAATCTGATGCCGTTCATGGGGGATATGGAGAAAATTCTATGACTAGTCAAAGATGCCCGGCTTGTGTTAAGGAAGGAAAGAAGGGTAGGCTTAGACTCAAAGAGGATCAGGATTATGAACAGACACAATTTAGGGGAACGATGAACAAGATCTGGAAGTGCAAGAAGTGTGGAAAGGAATACATAAAGGTGAGTAGGTCATGGCGGAGAGTATAGATCAAAACTACATTATTTCAGAGATGATCAAACATCGTCTAAATGAGCTCCTATTCTCTTTCGATCCACTTCATCTGGAACATAAGCTCTTCAACATGGCGGTAGAGGATTTTCTTAACTACCTTCGATATACATGGTCCGTAGCCCTTCAGGAGTGGATGCCCGCCGAGGTTGAGGATAATGAACCCAGTCCCTCTGAGAAGTTAAGGTTTCTAATCTTTGACTGGTTAGAGAAGGATCCTAAGGCGGCCAAAGAGGAATTAGACGCATGGGTCAGTCTCTGGCTGGTTAAGTGGCGGGAAAGGATCAAGTTGCTATTCGGGGCAGAGGAACATAATAGGAATATAGAACAGGTTCAAAGGTTGGCCCAGAAGGGAAGTAGCATGATGGGGCACGAAGAACTTAAACAATTCAAAGAACCTGTCCTCTTCACCTTCATAAGCCAAGGGGAAATAGCCGGCACCGAGATTCTTACTGACACCATTATCAAGAGAGAAGCGGGGAAGCTTCGACACGCCCCTAGGGAGATAAAGGAGAAGGTACAATTTCTAAACACCTGCATGGTGGAGGCAAGGGCGCTAAGCCGGACTGCAGGGCATTTCATATTCGTCTCGGTAAAAGACTTTAAATGGAGGGTTGAAACGAATGGATAAGAAAATATTGAGAATGGTTTATACCAAAATCTCCAGTGCAAGAGAAGCGACAGCCGGATGTGAAGTCCTCGATATACCACAAGTCCTAGAAAGATTAGACGAGGCCATAGAAATATGTGGAACATTTAGAGACATGGGAAATTTGGGTGCCGTTCAGATCACGCTTGGGGAAATAAGGAAGGAAATTAGGAAGGTTAAGGTCTATGGAGACCGGCTTAAACCGGATCGAGAATTGTGTGACATCCTAAACGAGATGCTGAAGGTGCTAGGTTGAATTTGAATAAAGTAACCTTTCCGCTCCTTTTCTGGTTAGAGTGGACCATCTTCCATCTTTTCCTAATCAGTATAGTAGAGGACTTGGCGACGAGAATTGCCCTAGTCATCCTCTACGTCTGGGTCATGATAGGCATTATAGTCATGGGAAGAATTGAATATGAAGGAAAGAAAAACCTGTAGGTGCGGAAAAGTATACTGGGTCAGTCCGCCTAAGAAGGGAGAGGACGCCCTAAAATACGAATTGAAATATACCCTATGTCAAAGGTGCCGCAATAGACTTAACCAGCAAAGACAGGATCCTAGAAGGAGTTTAGTCCAAGAGGTCAAGGACGACAACTTGAAACAGGACATTCAAACCTTGGTCTGGTTGGAGAAGAATAGACCAGATCTAGTTGGGAAACTCAGGTTCA